ATGAATCCAAATCAAAAGATAATAACAATTGGCTCTGTCTCTCTCACCATTGCAACAGTATGCTTCCTCATGCAGATTGCCATCCTGGTAACTACTGTGACATTGCATTTTAAGCAACATGAGTGCGACTCCCCCGCGAGCAACCAAGTAATGCCGTGTGAACCAATAATAATAGAAAGGAACATAACAGAGATAGTGTATTTGAATAACACCACCATAGAGAAAGAGATCTGCCCCGAAGTAGTGGAATACAGAAATTGGTCAAAGCCGCAATGTCAAATTACAGGATTTGCACCTTTTTCTAAGGACAATTCAATCCGGCTTTCTGCTGGTGGGGACATTTGGGTGACGAGAGAACCTTATGTGTCATGCGATCCTGGCAAGTGTTATCAATTTGCACTCGGGCAGGGGACCACACTAGACAACAAACATTCAAATGACACAATACATGATAGAATCCCTCATCGAACCCTATTAATGAATGAGTTGGGTGTTCCATTTCATTTAGGAACCAGGCAAGTGTGTGTAGCATGGTCCAGCTCAAGTTGTCACGATGGAAAAGCATGGTTGCATGTTTGTGTCACTGGGGATGATAAAAATGCAACTGCTAGCTTCATTTATGACGGGAGGCTTATGGACAGTATTGGTTCATGGTCTCAAAATATCCTCAGGACCCAGGAGTCGGAATGCGTTTGTATCAATGGGACTTGCACAGTAGTAATGACTGATGGAAGTGCTTCAGGAAGAGCCGATACTAGAATACTATTCATTGAAGAGGGGAAAATTGTCCATATTAGCCCATTGTCAGGAAGTGCTCAGCATGTAGAGGAGTGTTCCTGTTATCCTCGATATCCTGACGTCAGATGTATCTGCAGAGACAACTGGAAAGGCTCTAATAGGCCCGTCATAGACATAAATATGGAAGATTATAGCATTGATTCCAGTTATGTGTGCTCAGGGCTTGTTGGCGACACACCCAGAAACGACGACAGATCTAGCAATAGTAATTGCAGGAATCCTAACAATGAGAGAGGGAATCCAGGAGTGAAAGGCTGGGCCTTTGACAATGGAGATGACGTGTGGATGGGAAGAACGATCAGCAAGGATTTACGCTCAGGTTATGAAACTTTCAAAGTCATTGGTGGTTGGTCCACACCTAATTCCAAATCGCAGATCAATAGACAGGTCATAGTTGACAGCAATAATTGGTCAGGTTACTCTGGTATTTTCTCTGTTGAGGGCAAAAGATGCATCAATAGGTGCTTTTATGTGGAGTTGATAAGGGGAAGGCAACAGGAGACTAGAGTATGGTGGACCTCAAACAGTATTGTTGTGTTTTGTGGCACTTCAGGTACTTATGGAACAGGCTCATGGCCTGATGGGGCGAACATCAATTTCATGCCTATATAA